ATTTCCTTCGACCAGATCGTCTGAATGGCCGCACCGAGGGTGCTGTTGGCGCCCGAGTAGTTCGTCGGAGAAGCCGACAGGTTCGGGGTACCAGTGATCGCGCTAGGCATGCTTGGGATTCCTTAGTTACGGGTACTCGACCGAATTACGAGTACAGTCCACGCTGGTTCTGGGCTGCCTGACCGACGCCCAACTGGCCCCGAATCTTGGCGTACTCCGACATCGGCATGTTCCGGAGGTCCTCGACGGAATACGACTTGTGTCCCGGATCGGTGTCCATCGGTCCCGTAGTGGAATAGCCGGTGGGGCTCACACCACGCATGGAGGCTCGCTGCTGAATGGCAGCCTGCTGGACCGATTCCAGAATAGCCTGGGTCTTGGCCTTGACTGTATTGATGCTCGACTCGACCTCCTCCGGCGAATTACCGCCGACGAAGTCGAGAAGTTCCGGAGCGATATTCTCGCTCTCCTCACCCACACGACGCTGGATGTAGGACTGGAGGTTGTTGAACTCCTGCTCCTTCTGGAAGAGGAGCCTCTCCTGCTCGCGCTCCTGCTCGTACTGCTGGAGACGCTGGTTCCACTCCTGCTCCTTGACCGCCAGGAGTTCCTTGGCGGAAAGGTCGTCCTCGGCCTTGGCCTTGGCGGCCTGCTGGGCCTCCAGGCGCTTGCGCTCTTCCTCGGCCTGGGCCTCCTCGCGCGCCTTGCGCTGGGCCTCGATCTCGGAGAGGAACTGCTTGTTCTGGTCCTCCACGGTCTGGAGGCGCTTGTACAACTTGTCCTTCTCCTCCTGCCGCGCCTTCTGGATGTCCTCGGCCGTGAAACGCGGCTCGGCAGGCTGCTGCGCGGGCGGCTCGACGACGGCGGCCGGGATGGTTATCACCGGCTCCGCAGGATCGGTCGGGGTGCTGCCGCCCGCGATGTTGTAGATGGGGGCGCCGTTCTTGCGGTAGCCCAGCACAGTCTTTGCAGGAAGCGAGATGCCCGAAGGCGAGGTATGAAGCGTCATGAGCGACGAACTCCTAGTCGGTATTGGTGTCCGGGTCTCGGCGAAGTCCAGCCCGTGGGCCGTACGCCTGTGTCACGATTTCAGTAGTCAACTTCTGAATCTCTGGTGCCGTTACCTCGCCGAGGTTGAGTCCCCCGGGGAGCGTCACCGGATTCGGACCGCCAGGCTGAGGACCGATGGGATTCCCATCTGCATCAGTCTGCGGCGCAGGCGCATCCACCCCTTCGGGCGGCATTCCCGTCAGTTGGAGAATAGCCGAGTCGATCTGCGTCTTTAGCATTCGCAGAGCGCCCTGCTGCTTGGCATCCTCGATCTGCTCCTCGAATATCTCTCGGACCTTCTCGTCCGGGAACTCTTCGCCGAGGTCGTGAAGGGCGCCGCGCATGGATTCCAGGCCCATGGACATTTTCGCCTGGATCTCGTTGAGTTTGATGAGGGTGTCGACCGGCAGAGGGGCAGGCCATTCGCACTCGGTGAAGTACGCCATCGGGTCGAGAACGTCGACCATCGGCGGCTGGTCTTCCTTCATGATGCCCTCGGTGTTCGGGTCGTAGAGACGCGTCTCCGGCTCGAACACAAAGAGGGTCTTGAGGACCAGGTGGTTGATCTTCTGAAGGCCTACCGAGTACTGCATTTTCTTCTGGTCGTACCGGGACATCATCGGCCGGTACATGATGGCCAGAGCCACGCCCGAGGTATTCGACGCGGGCTGCATCTGGCCGAGTGCCGTTTCCGGAACACCTGTGATTTCGTGCATGGAACGCTTGATCATCTCCAGGTACTGGAGAGGTCCTGCGAGATCGACGCCATTCTCCAGATTGAACACTTGGGCGTCCTTGGGAAGGCCTCCCCACACCTTGCGTGGGCCCTTCTCCAGGTTGCTCGCTTTCGCACCGGTAATGATGGTGACCGGGGCGGCGTGGTAATTGATGATGTCGCTGATGTCGGTGGCCTTCTCGTTGTATTCACGATTCAGGCTGATGATGTCAGCGATATCCGACAGGCCCCACGGCGAACCGGAGACCGCGCTGTTGGATATGTGAACGATGGGAATCTCGCCCAGCGGGTTCGGCCGCGAGTCGATGAGTTCGTCGTTCAGATACTCCTCGATCGTGGATTCCGTGAGGACTTCCACGTAGGTGTAGACGGAACGTGTCCCGTCTTCTCCGGTCGACCAAAAGCGGTACTTCAGTTTGAACCGAATCAGCCTTTCCCTGTCATGGGGGTGCCACTCGGGAAAGCAGAATGAGGAGTTCAGGGGAAGGATGCGAGTGCGGCCGGGCTGCTGCTGTCCCAGTTCATCTACGTATGCAGGCGCGTAGGCCACCTTCACGAAACAGTCTCCGGAGACGCCGCCTTGCTGGCCCATCTCCCAGAGCAACTGCTCCTTCCGGTTATCCACTTCCCAGGCTCGCTTGAGCAGGGAGGGGATGATGTGCTCGTACTGCTTCACGCTCTTGAAATGGACGCCGCGTCCGAACGTGAAGTTGTTGATGTAGTCGGCGAACGCCTTCACGTAGTTGAACGTGATCTGCGCTTCGCCTGCTTCTCGCCGGTACCCCCAGTGATGTCCCAGGTAATATGCGAAGTTCTGGCTGTACCGGTTGAGGCGAGGTCCGTGGACCTCGAATTCTTCATCGGCCAACTCGACCAGCCCGAGGGGCGAGATCGACACAGTCAGGTCTGATCCCGAGGCCCGCATGCTGGGGCTGGCAAACGAGATGGCTCCGCTCATGGTGGTGCTACTCCGACTCAGATCTCGACGACGCGTGTGGGCCGCATGGCGCGGGCGTCACGCTTGGCTTCACGGCGGCTGGCGTAGGTTTCTCCGCGCTGGACGACGTCGCCGTTGGGCAGGACCTCGTGCAGCAGGTACTGGCGGCTCCTGGAGCCGTCCTCGGCCTCTACAGGCACGCCGTGTACGAGGTAGCGGTCGTCGATGAGCCGCTTCCCGACGGTCTCCCCCTTGGAGAGGCCGAGGCGGGGAACGACGTCATCGACGGACGCTTTGGGTGCCCTGCGGCGATCGTGGAACGCGACCATGTCTCAGTCGTCCACCACGGCCGGGGAGAGGCGCTCGTACCGGCGGCCGTTGCGCACGACCTCCTCGTAGTGAACCTCCGCGTAGTCGCTGAAGGAGCCCTGCGAGAACTCACCGAGATACGTCGGCGCTTCGACCCAGGAGGCGGAGCCGACGTGGACTCGCTCGGCCATGGTCTCCTGCGGAGACTTCTCGTAGACGTTCGCGTTGTGGTTCGGGCGGCCGGGGGCGGTGATGTACCCCTGCATGGCACCCTTGGTGAACTCATTCGGAACGTCGGTGTCGGTGGCCACGCCCTCCTCGAAACGGAGAGGACCACGCCGGACCGCGTTGTCCGCGACCTTGCGCTCATAGACCGTGCCGACGCGCTCCTGGAACGACGGGTCGGGGGCGAGATTTCCTGCCATTATTGATTCCTCTTCCGATAGCGAGGTAGCGCTACCAGCGTATGAGGAATGCAGAATCGATTGTTAATAACCAATAGCGGCTAGGAAGTGACGCGGGGAAGGGAGAACAGACTCACGGGAGAAGTGGTTGCTGAAGGGACAGTGATGTCGTACTCCTCGCCACCCGGGAAGCATTCCTTCACGTGCCAGGAGAATCCCGGAGTAACGCCGGATACGTCTGTGGCCAGAAGGTTGATGGTCAGTACGCCCTTCTCGATCCGCTCGTGGACCTCGTGCAGCCACACCACGGTGTCTCCGTCGGTCACCCGGCGCACCGAGGGCGTGAATCGGACCATGGAGCCGTTGAGGGCATCACCCAGGTCGTCCACGTACTTCGCGGTGACTGTGACGGCCGTGAAGTTGGGCGGGAGAGTAAGGGGCGGGGTGTCCGGCCCTGCCACGGTGGAGGGCTTCTGGGCCGTCCATCCGGGGACGTTCCATTCGTCGGCCATCAGGTGTCCTTAGCGCTGGAAGGGGGAGTTGGACTGCTCGACCTCAGGCATCGTGTAGTCCTTGGTCAGTACGCAGGCCAGGGCGAGGGAGTCGGCGTAGTCGTCGTGGGCGTCAGCCGCGTTCGGGGCGGCGGCCAGCACGTACGGGCCCTCGAACTTCTTCTCCAGGTCTTCCATCTGCTGCCGGAACCGCTTGTACGTCTTCAGGCGCCGGGTGTAGGCGTGCGCGGGCCAGGAGAGCAAGCCACGATCCAGCAGCTCCATGAGGTGCTTCCACCGCTTGGACTGCTCCGGTCGCTGGGAGCCCAGAGGGACGATCTCGATGTCCGGGAGCAGGACCTTGAGCCTGGATATGACCACGTCGCCCACGCCCCCCTCGTCGACCGCTACGGCCAGCACGTTGTAGTTGCGCACGAACTCAACGATGCGGAAGTACTGCGCCTCCCAGTCCATGCCCTGGAGGTCCATCCAGTTCAGGATCCGGTGCTCGAAGTACCCGTACTCGTCGGGCTGGTCCCAGCGGACCCACACGGCCGTGACAATCGTGCTGTCCTGCTTGCGGGCAGGGTCGATGCCGATAACGACCGGTGACTTGTGGTACGCGTGAACGGCCTGCATAGAGACGTCGCCGAGGTCATCCAGCCGCTCGCCGGTCGTGAACATGCCCTTGTCGAGCAGCCACATCAGGCGGTAGCTCAGCTTGAACTCGTCGGAGTCCTCACCGATGCGCAGCAGTTCCTTCTTGACGAAGCGTGCGTAGTTCTCGTTCCACTTCGAGACTTCCTTCCAGTCCGCGTCGAAGTGGTTCTGCCGGGCGCCCCGGCGGGTGGCCTGCCGCTTGTTGATCTGGATCTGCTTGTAGAAGACGCCCTTTTCGTAGCTGGGCGTGCCGGTGAAGACCATCGTGGCGTTGGTGGAGGCGCCCATCGGGCCGATGCTCTTATTGACCATTTTCTCGTCGGCGCCCTGGCACTCGTCGATGAGGATCAGGTGGTAGGTGCGGCCTTCGATGGTGGCGCGGGGGTGGCAGGTCTGCTTGCGGACCAGGGAGCCGGAGCGCTTGAGGGATATGGACCGGCCACGGCCGTGGACGCTGTCGTCGATCTCCGGGTCGGCCATGATCTCCAGCGCGTGTTCGCTGGTCAGGCGGGCGACGATACGGCCGTAGAGGTTGTCGGCCTGCTCCTCCACGGGAGCGAATGCGCCGACCCACAGGCCTTCCTTGTACTTGCCCATGAGTTCCGGGAAGATCTTCGCCAGCCGGGGGAACATGATCATGCAGGCGGCCACCGTGTTGGCCACGGTCTCGGACTTGCCTGATTGCCGGGAGAAGAGCGCGGTGAGAGTGGCGCCGTCGTTGATGATCAGCGACTCGATCATCCGGGCCGCGAAAGGCCTCTGATATCCGTAGAGAGGGTGGCCGGAGACTTCATCGACGATGACCAGCATCTTGGCGACGATCTGGTCCACGAAGGCCTGCGAGGTCTGATCGAGGACGACTTCGGTTTCCAGGCGCGCTTGGCGCTCAGCCTCGGTCTCGTCGCCGATGAACTCTTCGTCGTCGATTCCCTCCGTAACAACAGACACGCCCAACCCCGATCCCGTATTGCTTCTACGGAATCGAGGTTAGGCGTTTTCTGGTATCGCTTTGTAATTATCGATTCTGAATGGGTTCAGGCGGTCTTCCGGATGTCTCTCTCCGCCACAATCTGCGCCGCGCGCTGACGGGAGAACTTGAACATCTGGCCCAAGGTGGCGTACGTGTAGTTCCGGCTCAGGTACACAGCCTCCACGAGAGCGTCCCGGGCCTCTGTCGACACCGCTGGGTAGTCCGTGGCGCACATCAGGTCACAGAAGATCGTGTTGTCGTACTTGGCCACCCCCAGCAGTCGGCGGCAGCCACGACAACGCACATCGCGTAGGAACTCAGCCACGGGACGGCTCCTCCGTCGGCGAGTCCTTGGCGCCTGCTCCGTGCTCGTGCCAGACCGACTCGACGCCTTCCAGGAACGGGTGCAGCAGCGTCATCGGGAGCGTCAGCCCACGGCCGTATGCGTCCAGGGACGGGATGTACTCCCGGGCGTCGAAGAAGAGTCCGTCCTGCGGTGACTGCACCGTGGAAACGTGAATCTCCCTGTCGCTCACATACGGGATCCGGGCGTGAACGGTCCGCCCTTCCTCCATGCTCTCAGCCATTACTCCTCCTCGGTTGCATCTTCTGAGACTACAGGGCGCAAGCGGTCTCGACAAGTCGCTTGACACCGGGGTAGGCTGTCCGTACGAACCAGACGAGGAGAAACCCATGGGCATGCACCCGATGCGCGACCCGGAGAAGTGCCCGAAGTGCGGGCGAGACCTCAAGCAGGGCGTCGCTCCTGAGCGCCCCTATGTGCCCAGTTTCGACGAGGGAGTAGCCTACGGACTTGATCCGGTCTGTGGGGGGCGCTGGCACGTATGGGACAAGACCTCTCCGCTGCGGAGCAAGGCACAGCCCTACGTGAGCGGAGACCTCTCATGAACGACGACGAGTACTACCGCCAGCAGAGCATAGAGAGAGCGTCCGGCTCCGACGAGTTGGACCACCTCCAGCAGCAGGAGCTGCGCGCCGAGCAGATGAAGTACTACCGGCGCCAGAACAACCCGCAGGACCAGTGGGACGACTCCCACTTCAGCCCCCAAGGCATCAAGGAGATCGTGACGGGTGTGGCGCTCCTCCTCATCCTCGGGCTCCTGTTCAAGTACGTCTTCGTATAACCTCGCCCAACCAGAAGGCCCTCCCTGACGCAGCGGGGAGGGCCTTCGTCGTGTTAGCTTTGTTCCGGAGAAATGAGTGCCAAGCCCCGTACCTCGCTAGGCCGTTACAGCGGCCGAGGTCCGGGGCTTTGCCGTGTCACCGCGCCCGGCGCAGCGGGACCACGTTCTCGTTGCTGACCATCGCCGTCAGGAACGGGCGGCCCTTGAGGGTCTGGTCCCGGCGCTTCTTCTCGCTGGACAGGCCCAGGTACCGCTCGGTGGTGGCCATGTTCGAGTGGTGCAGCAGCGCGGACACCGTGCGCAGTGCAGCGTCGTATCCCAGCTCGCTGGACATCGAGTCGAAGTAGGCGCGGGCCACTGCCCGGCGAAGAGTGTGGGTGCCCTCGTACCGCGTCGGCAGGCCCAGCTTCGCCAGAGCGCCCTTGACGATCTTCTCCGTGCGCTCCACCGGCCGGTCCGGGTGCCATACGAACGGCGTGCGTACGTAGACGCGGCGTCCGGTCTGCTCGTCCAGGTAGTGGGTGGCGATCTGGTTGCCGGAGCGGGCCGGGAACAGGTGGTCGTCGGCGCGCAGCGGGCGGCCGAGCATCCCGGCGTACTCGGTCAGCCAGGCCCGCAGCTCGCGAGCGAGGTCGGCGGTCAGCGGCATCTCGTCCTCCTCCCGCGTCTTGATTACCGTCACGAACAGCTCCGAGCGGGCGAAGTCGACGTCGCCGACCTTCATGGCGGTGATCTCGCTGGCGCGGCAGGCGGTGTTGATCGCGGTCGCCATGTAGGCGCGGTGCATGGAGCACTC